CCGCCTCATTTCGAACCTTTCCCCCCTTGTAAACCATAAAACGGTGGGAGTCAGGGCGTCGACGAAGGAGCGTGGGTACAGCGGGACGCATCAGAAGCTTCGCCGCCAGTGGGAGCCCGTGGTGCGTGCCGGCGGGGTTCGGTGTGTCCGGTGCGGCGGGAGGATCCGGCGGGAGGATCCGTGGGACATGGGGCATGTCGACGGTGACCGGTCGCGCTGGTCGGGGCCGGAGCATCTGGCGTGTAACCGGGCGACGGCGGGCCGGAAGCTGTGGTTGCCGCCGACGGTCGAGGTTGAGGAGCGTGACGGGCTCGCGTGGAGCGATCGGCGGTGGCAGGTCGGGTGGCTGAAGGGGCTGCGCCGGCCTCCGGCGGATGCGATGTGGCCGCGGTTGATGACGGTGCCGCACCCGAGGGCGGTCGGGAGTCTGGGGCCGAACTTCATCCGGTTCGCCGAGGACAGGAGCGGGAAGCCGCTGAGGTGGTGGCAGCGGCTCGCCGCGACGAGGATGCTCGAGGTCGACGCGAAGAACGAGCTCTGCTGGGAGACGATCCTGCTGTCGATGCCGAGGCAGCTCGGGAAGTCATGGCTGCTCCGCGAGCTTTGTCTGTGGAGGATCCATCAGGAGCCGTGGTTCGGCGAGCCCCAGGACGTGCTCCATACGGGGAAGGATCTTGCGGTGTGCAAGGAGGTGCAGCGGCCGGCGAGGATCTGGGCGAAGGCGCAGGGTGCGTACAAGGTGCGGGAGGTGAACGGCCAGGAGGAGATCGAGGTGCTCGCGGACGGTTCCCGGTGGATGCTGAGGGCGAAGGAGGCCGTGTACGGCTACAGCGTGTCCCTGGCGGCGGCGGATGAGGCGTGGAAGGTGAAGACCTCGTCGATCGAGGAGGGTTTGGAGCCGACGATGGTGGAGCGGGTCCAGCCGCAGCTCCTGCTCGTCAGCACCGCGCACCGCTTGGCGACGACGCTGATGCTGAGCCGGCGGCAGCTCGCACTCGAAGGCCTCGAGGACGGCGCCGGCGATCTGCTCCTGATCGAGTGGTCAGCACCGAGGGGCGCTGCGTTGGATAACCGGGAGGCGTGGCGGCGTGCGAGCTCGCACTGGTCGCCCAGGCGGGAACGCACCATCGCGAAGCAATTGGAGGCGGCGATGAGCAACACGTTCGAGGATCCGGAGGAGTCCGACCCGGTCGCATGGTTCCGAAGCCAGTGGCTGAACGAGTGGCCGACGAAACCCGAGGAGGTCGGCAGCACGGAGGATCTGTTGCCGCCGGGGCTGTGGGCCGACCGGGCACTCGCCGGCGTCACGAGTTCGGGGCCGGTGTATGTGGCGATGGAGGATGCGTGGGGCCACGGCTCCGCGGTAGCCGTGGCCGCCAGGCTCGACGACGGACGGCTCGAGCTCGACGCATGGACACGCGACGACTGGGACGAGGCCGTCGCAGACCTCGACCGTCTCGGCCGCCCCATCCGGGACTTGCAGGTCGGCGCGTCGATGATGGACCGTGTCCCGTCGGACATGGCCCCCCGGCCGCGGCCGGCTACGCAGACGCAGACCCGGGCCGGTCTGTCGCTGCTCAGGGACCTCGCGGCGAACGCCGCCGTGGTCCATGACGAGACGACGGGTGAGCTCGACGAGGCGTTCCGGAAAGCCCAGGTTCGGGAGGCGCTAAGCGGTCTACAGCTCGTGGTGTTCGACGACGCGCACCTCGTGAAGGCCGCGGTGTGGGCGTTGCAGGCGGCACACCGCCCCACACCTGTCCCGGCCGTAGCCTGACAATCACGGTTTCGTGGCTTATAGTCCCCTGGTAGGTGGGGCTTTTCACCCGTGCGATCCGGCCCCCCGACCCGGAGATCCCCAACTCGAACGATCCCGGCTCGGTGCCTCCGGCGACCGTCGGAGCGAACGTCGCCACTGCCGGGGATCCGCACGGCGTCGAGGTCACCGGCACAGCGTCGTCATGGTTCCCGCCGGCGATCCGGCCGTCGACATGGTCAGGGTGGCCGGCGGAATGGGCGACCCCGAACTGGTCGGGCTCGAGCCTGACGGCGTTGGCGGACACGGCATGGATGTGCCTCGACCTGAACTCGTCGATCGTGTCGTCGATGCCGCCCTACCTCGTCGGTGCGGCGCCGAGCCTGTCCGCGGACTGGCTGACGAACCCCGACCCGGACATCTACACCTCGGTTGAGGAGACCCTCCGCCAAATATTCTGGGACTACCAGGCCGTCGGCGAGGTCTTCATCATCTCGACGGCCCGGTATGCGACGGGCTGGCCGGCACGGTGGCATGTCGTGCCGCCATGGTCGGTGAACGTCGAGATGGACCAGGGCCGCCGCCGCTACTCGATCGGCGAGGTCGACGTGACCGCCGACATGCTCCACATCCGGTACCAGTCCACCGTCAGCGACGCGCACGGCCACGGCCCCCTGGAGGCTGGTGCGGCGAGGCTCGTCGCGGCCGAGGTGTGGCAACGCTACGCAACGTCCCTCGCGACGTCGGGCGGGGTGCCGCCGTCGGTGCTCGAGCATCCGGAGGAGCTCACCGCCGAGCAGTCGCTGAGCCTGAAGGCGCAGTGGGTGCAAGCCCGCCAGTCGTCGATCGGTGAGCCGGCCGTCCTGTCCGGGGGGTTGCAGTGGAAGCCGACGCAGGTCAACCCGCGTGACATGGCGCTTTTGGAGCTGTCGCAGTACACCGACAGCCGCATCGCCGCTCTTCTGGGGGTGCCGCCGTACATGCTCGCCTTGCAGCAGGGCGACCCCAACACATATGCGAACGCGACGACTCTCTTCGATTTTCACTGGCGCTCCTCGTTGCGCCCGAAGGCGCAGACGGTGATGTCCGGGCTGTCCGGGTGGCTCCTTCCCCGAGGGACACGGGTGGAGCTGAACCGTGACGAGTACGTCCAGCCCGGCCCCTACGAACGCGCCCAGACCGCCGCCATCCTGAACGGCATCGTCGACGAGCGCGGCAACCCCGCACTCACGGTCGACGAGATCCGGGAAGCGGAACGGCTCGACAACACCGCACCGAGAGACCTGGCCCTGGGGGTGCTGAGATGACCGACACGCTGACCGAACCAGTGGTCGAGTTCCGTTCCGGCGACGAATACCAAGTAGCTGAGGTCAACTTCCCGAAGCGGCTCGTCACCGTCGTCGCGATGCCGTACGAGTCACCCGCCGCGATCTACGCGCCCGGCCGCACGTTCACGGAGGTCGTGTCGAGGGGTGCGTTCACAGGGATCGAGAAACGCGCCGGCAAGATCCGTGCGAACCGTGACCACTCCTGGCAGAAAGTCGTGGGGAAGCTCGTCGCGTTGCACCCGTCACGGAAAGAGGGCCTCGTGACCGAGGTTCGGATGTTCACGACACCGGACGGTGAGGAGACGCTCAGGTTGTGCGATGAGGGCGGCTTGGACGCCTCCGCCGGGTTCACGCTTCTGTGTCGTGACGATGGGCGTGTCTGGGACGACGCTGAGGTGTGGGAACAGAACCGCAGCGTTCGCCGGCTGAACCGGTTGCGGCTCGACCACCTCGCGTTCGTCCCGAACCCCGCCTACCAGGACGCGACCGTACTGGACGTCAGGAGGGCACAGGAGCCCGCAGGAGGCGAACATACGTCCGTGTCGATGCCGAACCGGGACAGGCTCAGGATCGAAGCCCTGAGGGCTGAGAAAGCCTTGCTCGACGCACGTTGGCTCCGTCCGTGACGGCCGTGTAGACTCGCCGGCAAGACCGCAGGCTCCTCAGTCGTTAGAGACCAAACCGCAGGGCGGGACGGCTGTAGCAGGGGTTAGGCGCTCGAACACGGGATCCCGAAACGTCCCCAGTTCGCGCAACCCCGAAAGGAGCCCACCTGATGGGTGCAACCGATCAGATGATCGCCAGCAAGATGGCGGAGATCGAGGAACGCAAGCAGTTCATCGACGGCGTGTTCGAAGCCGCCGACGGCAAAGATTTGACCGACGACCAGCTCGCACTCGTCAACGACACGAGCAAACGGATCGAGGCTCTCAGCAAGCAGATCGACCCGCTCGTCGAGATGCGCAAGATCGCCGGTGATTCGTCGGAGCGGGTGCAGGAGCTCGCGAAGTACATGCAGCAGCAGCCCGGCCCGCCCAAGCAGGTCGAATACCGCTCCGCCGGCGAGTACGCCCTCGATTACTGGCGTGCCGGCCTGGGCGTGGAGGAGTCCCGGCAGCGGCTCGAGACGTTCAATCGGGCGGCCGCGCACCAGACCACCACCGACAACCCCGGCCTTCTGCCCGAACAGATTTTGGGGCCTGTCGTCAACTTCGTCGACGACGCCCGCCCCCTCGTGTCCGCGTTCGGGCCCCGCCAGCTTCCGTCGGGGACATGGTCGAGGCCGAGGATCACGCAGCACACCGCCGTGCTCGCGCAGTCCGCGGAAAAGGCTGAGCTGACGTCGCAGAAGATGGTTATCGGGAAGCTGCCGGTGACGGCTGTCACCTACGGCGGCTACGTCAACGTCTCGAGGCAGGACATCGACTGGACGATGCCGCAGGTCATGGACATCGTGATCCAGGACCTCGCCTCCGTGTACGCGATGAAGACCGAGGACGTGTTCGGTGACGCGCTCGTCGCAGGTGCGACAGCCGCGACCGCGGGAACCACGATCCCGACGGGTGCCGCCACCGCAGCCGGCGTCGCGTCTGCTGTCTGGACCGCCGCCGGGCTCGTGTACGCCGCCACCAAAGGACAGGGCCGCCTCATCCTCGCCGTGTCCCCCGACATGCTCGGCCTCGTCGGCCCGATCTTCGCACCCGTCAACCCGCAGAACGCCCAGTCGACCGGGTTCACAGCCGGCAGCTATGGCCAGGGCGCAGTCGGCGCGATCTCAGGTATCAGCGTCGTGATGTCGGCGCAGCTCGCGACCGGCACGATGCTCGCCATCTCGACCGCCGCCGCCGAAGTTTATGAGGACAGAATCGGTTCTCTGCAAGTGGTGGAACCGTCGGTTTTGGGTGTGCAAGTGGCTTACGCGGGGTATTTTGCTCCGCTCATTATTGAGGCCACAGGCATCCAGAAAATTGTTAAGACGCCATGAGTAATTCGCCGGAGGACACCGGAGGCACCGTCTGGGACGACCCCAACCGGCAGGCCGTCGGCCTCGACCCGGCCTGGGTCGAAGGCACCGGCGGCGACGGCGGCGAAGGAGCCCAGCCGAAGACCGCCGAGCAGTCGCTGACGAAGGCGGAGCTGCTCGCCCAGGCCCACGAGATGGGCCTCGACGTCGACGACACGAACACGAAGGCCGAGATCAAAACGGCGATCGAGGAGGCCGGGTGACGCCGTGACGATCTCGAACTACGCCGAGCTCGCGATCCTCAACGCCGTCTTCAACAACACGAGCCTGGTGGTCGCGCAGCCGTATGTGAAGCTTCATCTCAGCGACCCTGGTGAGGACGGCACAGGCGGCCCCGCCGTAGAAGCCACGAGGAAGTCGCTCAGCGTGGCCGCGGCGGCGTCCGGCGCGGTCGTGTCGGACGCCGACCTGACATGGACGAACGTTTCCACGACCGAGACGTACAGCCACGTCTCGGTCTGGGACGCCTCGACCGCCGGCAACTGCTTGTGGTCGGGCGCGTTGACAACCCCGAAGGCGGTCACGGCGGGTGACACGTTCACGATCCCGAGCGGCTCGCTGACGGTGAGCCTGGACTAGATGGATGGCGTCGACCGGCTACGTCGTCAACACCGGCACCATCGCCCTTGCAGCCGCGACGGCGAAAACGTGTCTGAACGTGATCGCACCGGCGCAGTTCGGCCTGTGCCTCGTCGGGTTCGAAATCTCGTTCGACGGTGTCACAGCGTCCGCGGTACCGGTGCTCGTCGAGATCGCCATGTGCAGCCAGGCCGGGGCCGGCACACCCGCAGGGTCGCCGCCGACACCTGTCCAGATCCGCGGGCAAACGGTCGCGCACGGCTGCACCATCGGCCACAACTACTCGGCGGAGCCCACCGTGATCACACCCTCCTATGACTGGTGGATCGACCCGAACAAAGGCGTCCTCGACCGGCTGTGGCCGCTCGGCCGTGAGTTCGAGCAGAACCCGTCCAAAGGGATCGCGGTGAGATGCACGGCGCCGGCGACGGTCAACGTCCGGGTCTCGATGGAATGGGAGCGGATCTGAGATGCCGTACGAGGTCAAATACGACGATGGAAACACGCAGTGGTCGGCGTTCTTCGCCTCGGAGGAGGAGGCGCTCGCGCAGGCCGCCGAGGACACCGTCGTCTATGGCGGCCAGGCGGCGCAGGAGATCCTCGACGACACCGGCACGCAGGTCGCCGACCAGGGAGACATCGAAGCGGCGGCAGCGACCCCCTAGATGGCGACCCAACTGTTTCTACAAAGCACTGTCGCTGACACACATCTCGGCACCAATAACGCAAATCTGGCCGGGGGCATTGTCGGGTGGACGTCTCGTGCTCTCGCGACTACGCGAGGATCAGGAGTCGTAGCGTCGGATGCTGTCGCCACTGTGACGGGAGCCACTAACGGCATCGAGGTTAAGGCCACTGACACACTTGAATGGATCAGTCCTCCCGTCTCGGCCGATGTCACGGTTTCAGGGACGATCACGGTCAATATCTGGGCTGCGGAGAGCTCCGCCTCAGCCAATGTGGCGATCAACGCTGTTATCGAGGTCATCCGCGCCAACGCGCTCGGCACGGCTAACTCGAACACGCTTGTTCAGATCGCGAAAACAGCCCGCACAACCGAGGTCGCGCTCACCACAAGAGCCGTCAACAACTTCACGGTCTCAGCGACTTCGACTGTCGTAAATCGAGGAGACCGCCTTCGTGTCCGTGTGTTCGGGGATGACGCCGGAACGATGGCAACTGGCTTCACCTTCAACATCAGCTACAACGGCGCCACTGCCGCTGCCGACGGCGACACATACGTCACCTTCACACAGACCTTCGCGTTCGAGAGCGCCCCGTCGGGAACGCAACTCTTCCTGACCAACGACCACTCCGGCATGACGGCTGCTTCCGCCCTGATCTCCAACTTTACCGGGGCAGACGAAAACCCGCTGTCGGAGGGCGGCAACTGGGCGCAACTAAGTTCTTCAGGGAACGCCTTGCAGCGAATCTCCAATGCGGTAGCCAGTGTCATCAACGGGCTGGGGGCCTCATATTGGACGCCTGCGAACTTCGGCCCGGACGTCGAGGTGTATCTGACGCTCACCAATGTCGCCGTTTCCGGGCATGGGCTGGCTGTTCGGGTTCAGGGGGAAGGTGGGGCCAACACCTGGGATGGCTACCAGGCGAGGCTCACCGCCGCAGAGGTGATCCTTTCCAGGGTGACCGACTCTGTTCGTACCGACCTGGATTCAAGCATTAGCGCCGGATTCGCGGCCGGAGACAAACTCGGCCTGAGCGTTCGCGGCAGCACCATCACAGCCTGGAGGCAGCCGTCGGGAAGCTCCCGTTGGAACATCGTCCTAACTGCTGTCGATGCGACCTACGCCAGTGCGGGCAAGATCGCCGTGATAGCGCCGTGGACAACCACGCGCTCAGATAATTTCTTCGCCGGCACCGGGTCTAGGAGTTTTTCGCAGAAGGCGTGGACATCTCGTGGGGCTGGAGTGGTCGCGCCCGTAGCGTCGCTCGCCGGATGGTCGGCTCCCACGGAGATCGGAGAGTGGTTCACGCCGCCGCTCACTGCTTCCACGCTGACTGGGTTGGCAGTCGCGAACTTGCGAGCGAAGGAAGCAGGCAGCGGTGTCAACGCTTCTTTGCGCTGTGAGGTTGCCCGCGTCGATGGCGACGGCGCCAATCCGACTGTGTGGGCGTCCTGGTGCATTGCTCCGACCGGCAGCGACAATGGCGAACTAACAAGCTCAGAGGTTGCCCGTACGGCGAACGTCTCGGGCGACGATCTCGCGATCTCGGATGGGCAGCGGCTCCGCATTCGCGTCTACGTCGAAGACACTTCGAACGTCGCAGCGGTTTTCGGGGCAACGACTCTCTACTACGCAGGCACCTCCGCTGCCGCCTCAGGTGACAGCTACGTCACCCTGCCGGTCACCGTCACTGAACAGGCCGTCCCGAAGAAACCCCGCATCGTCTCGACGCCGGTGCCTGTGTTGAGGGCGGCGCTCAGGTGAGCAGGCTCGGCCGCAGCTTCCCCGCCAAGGTCAAGTATCAGCAGGGCGCGCCCGCTGTCGGTGCTGCGACCGTCACTGGGTCGGTGACCCTCACCGGCACCGGGGCGCTAACCAGCACAGGGCGCACCACCCGGTACGCCGTCACAGCCCTCACCGGTGCCGGCACCGTCACAGCGACCGGCAGCCGCCGTGTCACCGCCGCCTCAACCCTCACCGGCGCAGGTTCGCTCACGGCGACCGGTCAGCGGGGCAAGGTCGGAGCCGCCATCCTGGCCGGCACCGGGACGCTTCAGACGACGGGCGTCCGTAAGCGG